TTGTCTGAAAGAGCTGTATGTACTTTAGGTGCAAACAACTTCTTTATCTTCCAAGAATAGTAGATTACTTTATTAAAGGGGGTTTAATCGCCCCCTTTTTTATAAATTATAAATTAAATTAAATTAAAATATTATGAAAAGCACAAAAACTTTTAAATCAAAGTCATATAGACTAACTAGAGAAAACGCTCCGCTATCCCTTATCTTAGCGTCGCGACACACCCAAAGATATCCTTTACTTTATTTTGATGAAGCCACTGGTGTAAATAAACCTTTAAGATATGCACGAAATCAAAAAAGTCCGTTTCAAGACGAACAAGACGAGACAGCTATTTTAGAGCCTATTATTTTTGAAGATGGTTTTTTAACGGTTGATAAAACCAATCAAGTATTACAAAGGTTTTTAGATCTTCACCCTGGCAATGGGAGAACTTTTGTTGAAATAAATAAAGCTAAAGAAGCTGAACAAATTGTACAAAGTTTTAACCTTGAAGTTGACGCTCTTATAGAAGCTAGGCAATTAGAGCCAGATCAAGTTGAGAATGTGTCTAGGGTTTTATTTCAAAAAGACGTTTCACGGGTATCACTCGAAGAGCTAAAACGTGACATTTTAATGTTTGCTAAAAACAATCCACAAGACTTTATGACTTTACTAAAAGACCCTTCGCTCAAGCTTAACGCTACAGTGCAAGGATTTTTTGATAAAGGCTTACTTTCTTTAAGAAATAAAGATAAAGAAATCTGGTACAATACAGCTTCTAATAAAAAGAAACTAATGAATGTACCTTACGGAGAAGAGCCTTTATATATGGCGGTATCTTTTTTTCAAAGTGATGAAGGTATTGAATCCTTTAAACATCTTAAAGAATTAGCTAAAAACACCTAGGGATATTTGTTGTATCTTTGTAGTTATTATTAACCCTTAATTTCATTATTATTATGGATAAATATATTAGAATACCGGTTACCAATGAAGGTAGCCAATTAGTTCAAGCCAATGACATAAAACTCATTGAGCAAGCAAGCACAACTACTCTCACGGTTAATTATGGATCGGGCAGAAAAAACACAATTACGTTTACACCTGCAGCTGGTTCAAACTTAACTGGTGTTAGAGATACTTTTCAAAGCGCTGTAGGAGCGGCTTTATCTACTGATTGGACAAGTGTTTCTTATGACTGGTCTCCAGGCATGATTAACACGAACACAGCAGGAAGCCCAACCATGCGTTTAGCTTCAGTAACTGGAATTGCAAATGCAAGTATTTAACCCTTAATCTCATTATTTATTATGGAAAAATTTTTATCAGTACCAGAAGTTGCAGCCGGAGGAAACGAACAATTAGTATCTATATCAGATATTAAACTTGTTACTCAAGCGAGCGCAACACAAGTAGACATACTTTATGGACAAGGCAAAACAGTAAGACTAACTTGGCCTAATAACCGAGGAACAGCAGAAATTCCTTTAGCAGGAGAAGATCTTCAAGACGCAATTTTAGACGCGTTATCTAAAGGATGGACAAACACATCAGTATATTATAAACCTCTTACAGACGGATATGTGTCCGGAATAGGAATAAGTTAAGAATTATGGAAATGGACAAATTATTATCAGTACCTGTGTCTTCAATGGTGAAGTCAGGTGCAACGAGTGGAGACGGATCTTCAACTCTTAAGTTAATTGATGCAGGACAAACATTTACCCAAGAGGTTTTAGTAGGTGACTATGTTTACGATACTACAACTAACAGCGGTACAGGCGGAGAGTTTTACAAAGTATCTGCAATTGACAGCGACACACAATTAAGTTTAACTTCTGTTGGCCCTGCTACAAACCCAGGTGTCCCTTCTGGAGCTACATATTATGTATTTTCAGGAACGTCACACATTTTAGCGGCAGGAACTACAACTAGCACAAGCGCTAACAATCTTGTAATGTCTTCAGGAACATTTGTTTCAGGACTTACACCTGTTAAAATAGGTGACACTGTGACTAACCAAACAGACGCTACAACAGCAACTGTAACTGCGGTAACTAATGACACAACGCTTGCGTTAAGCGCTGACATTATGGCTAACAGTGAACTTTTTATTGTTACTAGAGAAACAACTTTAGAATATACTCAGCTTTTAGGAGCAAGCGATATTGCTTTAACAGAAAACGTATCAACAGATGCGCAAAACGCATCTATAACAATTAGATACGGAAACGCATCAGGTGTTGAGCTTACGCTTCAATATATCCCGGATGGCATTTTTGCTATTGGAGATGAAACAGTAAGAAATGCTTTTCAAGATTATGTTATTAGAGCTAACGAGCAAGAGTGGTCTCAACCATCTTATCCATGGGCAAAACCACATGTTTTAAATGTAACAGATAACGGAACAACTGACAGTGCGGCGGCGTTTGCTTTAATAGAAAGCGGACAAAACTTTACATCTACAGTTTCCGTAGGTAATACAGCGGTAAAACTATCTACTTCAGAGACAGCAACTGTAACTGCGGTAGTAAGCGATACTCAACTTACCTTAGACCGAAGTATATTTGTAAGCGGAGAAGCTTATCAAATACTAGGTCCAAACAAAAACTTCTTACCCGTGTTTAATATAGCTACTTCAGCTATATAAGGGACGCTAAAATAGAAGGTATATCATAATGCTAAGAAGGAGGTCAAAAATAATTGACCTCTTTTTTTTTGCGTATCTTTGTACAAATTGATTACTAATGATAAACTCTGTACGCAACACCGTATTAGCGATTATTAATAAAAATAATTACGGGTATATTTCACCGAGTGATTTTAATTTATTTGCCAAACAAGCACAGTTAGATTTGTTTGATGAATATTTTATAAATTATAACCAACAAATAAACGAAGAAAACGCTAGAGTTTCAGGAACAGGATACGCGGATATTAAAAAAGGATATGAAGAGGTAATTGATTCTTTTTCAGTTACCGCTAATTTAACGCAAAGCGCTGCTAACGTATACACTTTGCCTTCTGACTACTATATAATAAACAAAGTTTTATGTTCAAGTGGAGGGCTGTTTAAAGGAGAAGCAGAAAGAGTTTCACAAAGCAAAATTACCTTATTGAGCAGTTCTCTTTTAACAACTCCTTCGGTTAACTATCCAGCTTATACTTTACAAGGAAACTTAGTAACGGTATTGCCAGCTACTTTTAACGGAGCTACTGACGTGTCCTCACAATATATTAGATATCCTTTAGATCCAAAGTGGACGTTTACTACAATTGTAGGAGGAGCTCCTGTATTTGATCAAAGTCAAGCTGATTTTCAAGACTTTGAATTACCTATTGATGACGCTAATGATTTAGTTGCAAAAATATTACAGTACGCAGGTATATCTATTAGAGAAGGAGACGTGTTTAAGTTTGGACAAATTGAAGAACAAATGCAAAATCAACAACAATAATTATGGCTTATATAGATCAAAAAAAATATTATACTAATGATGGCGTAGTGCCAACAGATTCAAATTGGGGCTCATATCAATACGTTAGCTTGCTAGACGTGGTAACTAATTTTTTATTGATGTATCAAGGAAACCATCAATTAATAAACAACACAAATAGATTTCAAATTTTATTTCACGCAAAACGTGGTATACAAGAACTAAATTACGATGCGTTTAAAATTATAAAAGCGTTAGAGCTTACTGTATATGATGATTTAAAATTTGTTTTACCTCCTGATTTTGTTAATTGGGTTAAGTTGTCATTGTTTAAAGATAATGTGATAAGAGATTTAGTTGAAAACATTCAAGTTCAATCGGCAACATCTTTTGCTCAAACTGGAACTTCAAGTTTTACTTATGACGCAGACGATAATGTTAATACACAAACATCTTCACTTGATACAGCACGAACAAATGGAACATTAGAAAGTATTTATTTAAACAATTTAAATGATGAAAACGCTAATCCAGGATTTAATAATTATGATTCTGATTTTGATAGTTCTCGTATTGGAGCTCGTTATGGATTAAATACAGAAACAGCTAACTTCAATCCCACCTTTACTATCGACAGAAAAGCAGGAGTAATTAATTTTGACTCTACTATGGCAAACCAACAGTGCATATTACAGTATATATCTGATGGGATGGAAAATGGTAATGACGACGCAGTAAGTGTAAACAAAATGTTTGAAGAATATATTTACGCATACATTAAATACGCGTTACTTAACAGTAAGTTTGGTGTTCAAGAATATATTGTTAATAGAGCACGTAAAGACAAACAAGCCCTTTTAAGAAACGCCAAAATAAGATTAAGCAATATCCACCCAAGCAGATTATTAATGAATTTAAGAGGTGAAAACAAGTGGCTAAAATAAAATGGCAAAAACACAAAGAAATTTTGTATTAGGGCGTATGAATAAAAGCCTTGATGAAAGGCTGCTCCGTAACGGAGAATATGTTGATGCGTTAAATGTAAGGCTCGGATCTACCGAAGACTCTGAGGTTGGTTCTGTGGAAAACGCCAAAGGTAATACCCAATTAACTGAGCTTTATTTTATTGATCCAAACACTAATACAAATGTTCCCTTAAGCAGCGAAGCTAGAGCAATTGGTGTTTATGAAGATGGAGCTAATGAGACTTTATATTGGTTTGTACATGACCCCAACTTTAGCTTAGGCGACACAGGAAAGCTTGACATGATTGTTTCTTTTAATTCGCTCACAAGTCAAATTGTTTATCATATAGTAAGCATTGACGACGGAGGTGGTCAAAATACTACTTTAAACTTTAATCCTCAGTTTTTAATAACAGGTACAGACAAAGTAAGCGACTTATTATTTTTTACCGATTTTTTAAATCCTCCTCGGTTTTTAAATGTTAAAAATGCTTACGGTGAACCTATCTCTAACAATGCCACTAGATTAACTCCTACTGGAGAGGTTGCTTTTGTTTTTACAGCTGGGTCAGTTACAAACAGCGGTATAACTATAGTTGGATTTCACCAAGGTACAGTAGATGGGTGTCCAACCCCATTGACTGCTGTCGGGGCTGGTGCAGCGCCTACCACTACTCAAATTAACTTACCAGGAACAGGATGCTATACAGGAATTCTAAACACATTAACTGTAACAGCAGTAAAAGAAACTAGAGGATTTGGGATACAAGGAGCTAATAGTTCTAGCGGAATAGCTCTTACAATGTTTACTCAAGTAGGGGGATCATCTACAGC